GAATACTTTTGAAGAATTAGGGTCAATAAACCATGATGCTGTAATAAAAGTATCGTTTTCAAGAGTTGCAATAGCAAGTGTATCCGTTGCACTATTATTTTTTTCAACAACTAAGTCAAGATTGGCATCGCCATCATCTTTTTTAAAGAAAATACCATCGGTTGCAGTTAGCGGAGTAGTGTCCGTAATTTGCAATCCAAATACTAAGTCTGTTTGAGTTGCGTCATTAGTTGCAAATCTAGCAGAGAAAAAAGCTTTTTTGCTTCTACTTAATCTAAAGCTTTCGCCTTTTAACTGAAGAAAATCTAAATCATTATCTCCAGCAGCATTAGTGATTAATAGTTGTCCGCCTGCGCCAGATGTAATTGCTTCAGTTGCTGATCCTGTACCAGCTTCAGTTGTAGTAATTGTCCAGATACCAGCATGGTATTCTAGAAAATCGTTGAAATAACCATAAAAAGTTTGATCCGATGGATATGGTTGAAACATCGGTAAGTCTTTTTTACTTTTACTAGCAACAGTATTACCTGCCCATAGTATTAATGGAAACCTTGCGGTCCTCATCAAGCTAATTAACAAATTTTAGTTTACCTTGTAGATTATTCTAAAGCAAGAATAAAAAAAGGGGCCGTTAAGCCCCTTAGAAATTGTAGTTGAGTAAGAAACGCTACAATCAATCGTTCAATTAAGCTCCTTGAGAACCGTAAACGGCTCTGAAGTTAGAATATCCGAATGAATATCTCTCTCTAGCTTTGTATCTCATGTTTCCAGTATCGAAGTCACCCTCTAATGCAGTTTGCATTGGAGATCTTTCAAAATACTTAAATCCATCAGGACAATCTGTTTTCAAGAAGAAAGCATCTGTATCTGTTAGATAATGATTTACAACATAGCCATCAGGAATCATTCCCTGATTTTTAATAGAGTTAATGTCGTTGTCAGAAGTACCAACTCTTCCAGGAGTTTGTAACAGTCTGTCAGCAACAAATTGCAACTGAGGTGGAACAATTAATTTCATTCCTCTTAAAGCAATATTAAGACCTCTATCATCAGTTAATGTAGAAATGTTAATTAATGCATCTTCAAGAGAAGTTTCATTAAGATCCGCCATGGTAGTTGCTCTATTTGCTAGAGTTCCGCCTCCTCCAAGAGGATGCGAAGTATTGATTAACGATACACCATCGCCACCAGTCGTTGAGAACGCATTGTTCAGCACTGACGCAGCTTTGATTTGTTTAGTATTAGCCATAGATCTAGCTAATGCTTTAGTGTATCTAGCACCAAGACGATCATACAGATTATCTTCAACAGATTCTTCTGTTAGCGCGAATGCTAAAGCAACTGTTTCGTGGGTATAACGAGAAGTATATCCTTCGTTAGCATTGTCAAATCTGACTCCGCTTCCTTCTGATTTTACTTCAGCATTACCGAACCCAACGATTAAAGTTTCTTCTTCAAACGCTCTATCAGAACTCTCTGTGTCGTAGATTTCTGTGTGTTCTGCTTC